TACTGGAACATTTGCATTTACACCAATATAATCATCAGCATTTGATACCTGATAGTAAGTGGTAATACCGGAAATATTAACAATCGTTGTTCCACCAACATCATTTGGATCAACAAACTCTGCACTATTTGTGGATGAATTCCAAACCAATACACCTCCATTATAAAAATTTGAATTTGTTTTGATACCTACAACATCATCCAAATATCTAAAACGAGTCTCTCCACCACCACCTAATGTAGAGAGTTGTTGTTGAATTCGATTTAAAAATAAAGTATAATGTTTATTTAAATCATCAAGTGTTACAAATTTCTGATCCAGAGGAGTTAATGGGTCATTCTTTTGCTTAATATTTGATGGTTCGGCAAGAAGTCCTAATGACCTTTCAATTAAAGTTGGTTGTTTTGGTTTTTCAAGTTCTTCTTGAAGTTCTTCTACTACTTCAAAAATTTCTTCAATTTCTTCTTCATTAATTGGTTCTATTTCATTGGAAGATAAGAAGTCCTCAAATACTTTGAGTGCTTTATGTCCTTTTTTATTTTTTATTTTACTCTTTGTTTTAAGAATAGAAACCTCTTCAAAAACAGAATCTAATCCCAAGTCACCGACTAAAGATTCAAATTCTTCCTTTTTTTGTTTCTTTTCTTGTGCTACTAATTTAAAAAGTTCTGACAGTTCATCCATACTAACAATTCCACTTTCTCAGAGATAATGCTTTTCTTGTTGGTCTTCCTTTTTCATCTTTCATAGGACCAGGCATTCCACCCATACGGGCACAGAATGATTTTCTACGATTTGCTGACTTTGATCCAGGTTTTAATTCTGAAGGTTTTGTTGTAACAGCAAGTGAAAGATGAGAACCTGGATGCTCTCTACGATAAGAAGCAATCCCCTTTTTATTTAAACCACCCTCAGGATTTTTTCCCTCTTTTCTTTGCCAAGCAGCAGATGATTCAATCATAAAAGATTCAAAAGTTTTTTGTTCGGGTACGCAGTTTGGAACCATTTTCTTACCTTTTTTCTTCATACCTTTTTGTTTATAACCATCCCAACATTTTTCCCCAAGCATATAACTACCAATTCCCTTTGAATGTTTTAATGGTTCTGGTTTAATTATGTCAATAAATTCTGCATAATGATTTCCTTTAGCATCTTCAATAGAAACTGATTCTTTGTTAATTTTTGGAAGTTTAACACCCGTTGCCCTTGGTTCACTTTCTTTTGGAAAAACTCTCTTACCTTTTTCTTTTGGTAAAATTGGACCAGATTCGATACTTTCTGCTTTCATTTCACCACTATCAACATAATCTGCTGCAGTATCAATATAATCTGCCGCTTTTGTAATCTTCGACTGAACCCATGCTTCAATATTACCTTCACCTTTATTAATTTTTTTCTGTAATCTTTTTACTGCAGAAATAATAGTTGAAAGTTCTGAACGAGCCATAGAATACTCATGATCATATCCTTCATTTGCAGGATGAACTTGAGCAATATCATACTTCATTTGATTTGTGGTCAATACAGATGGTGTTGAAAACAATGCCCAGAACTTAGGACCATATTTGCATTCGGATCGAGTTTCATCTTTCTGACATTTTGGGCAATATCTTACCATTCCAGTTTCTTCTTTAATAGAACGACAGTCTGGAACTTCTATTCCATCCTTGATTTTTGTCTTTGTAGCAACTTTACCTGGCCAACACTTACTAGCACCAACATTTTTACGTGCTTGCTTTAAACCTTCTTCAATATCTAAAGTTTTTGGATATCCTTTCTCTCCTGGTTTTTTTGGAGGTTTTCCTGCTTTTCTACGAGCATTAATATTTGCCCAAAGACCCTTTCCTTCAGTAACATCTTTAAATTTTTGGTGTTCTTTTTTTGCAGATGCTTCCATTTTTTTAAGTCTTGTATAGTAATCAGGAATTTCGTCCAAATGTTGAAGAGCAATGTCCATAGCAAGTTTATGATCTTTAGTATGCTCGTGCTCAATTGGTTCTCCCATCTCAAGTTGATGTTTTATAAATGAAACATCTAAGCGATGTTTTCTTGCAATTTGTTCTACAGATTTATGAGATTTGAGATTTTCCAAAACTTTATAATTTTTCTTCTATATTATTTAGAACTCCCTGTTTTAAAAATTTTGAAAGTTCTGCTGTAGATCCAACAAATAGTGCATTATTAACTGTGGTAGGTCCTTTTTTAGTAGGAGCATCTAAATCCTTCATTTTCTTTTGAAGATCTAATAATTTATCTGTTACATCTCCTACTGATTTTATGAGTTGCCCTGCTACTTCAAATGCTCTTGGATGTTCTGACTCATCTGCTAATTCTAAAATTCCATCTATTGCCTTTTGTCCCTTTTCTATTAATGAATAAAGATTTGTTCTAGTATATTCATAATCTTTTTGAGGATCATCTGGAACTTTGATAGGATCAATCTCAACTGGATCTGCAGAGACTATTTTAGTCTCTATATCCAGAGTTTTTTCTATAGCATTATACTTTTTTTCCATATTTACACATTTACATCAATTCCTTGAGATGAACTATATGTTTTAAAGTCTTGGAATTCAACTATTTCATCATTAAATCCAAAATCATCCCCATAAGGGATTAATGGATCATCTACAGAATTGATAACATTATCGTTATTATAATCCTTCAATGCCTTTGGAGTTGCTGTATATCTAACTTCTCTCTTGGAATTTAAGATAGAATCAGTAGAATAATCAACTTGAACTTTTTTAATAAGACCTTGCCCATCTTCAGGGATTTCATTATATATGTAAGTTTTTGCTGTAAAATTTAATGTATAGTTAATAATTCTTCTAGTACTGAAATCATTTTCATATTCATCTCTAAAACCAATTCTATTTAAAACTATTGGAATATCTCTTTTCTCATTAATTTGTGGAATTAAATTTACAGTAACATTAAATGATGGTTGAAAATATGGAAGTATTTGTTCTATTATTTGCAACACATCATCTTGTAGTTTTGAAATAATATTTAATTCAAATGAAATATTATAAGGAACAGGAACAAAAACATTGTTTATTGCCTTCCCATCTACAACTTTTGATGATTTAAAAGTTTGAGTGACTGAAGATTTTCTGGTTGAATCATAATCAATACCAACCATTTCAAAGGACATTCTTGGGAGAGTTAATGCAATTTTTCTATTTCCATCTGGAGATTGTTCAATTCTTGCTAAAAACTTTTGAATTGGTCCATATGCTAAAGGAACTTTTAATATTGATACTGGGTTTTCATTATCATCAAAATGTCTAATTTGAATATCATTAAAAAGCGTACCAAAAGCAGTCACTGTTTTAGTGATTGATTTATGATAAAAATAATTACCAAACATCTTAATTTAACACTCTACATTACTATTTAATGATTTAAACTTCTCCAAATGGGTTTAGATCATCAAATTCTATAATCTTATCAGATTCTTCTTGAATTTCGTTTGAATTATCATAAGGAGATCCAGTTTCAAATGACTCATATTTTGATATAATATATGTTGCACTTGATGCAGATCCAACTATTACATCTCCAATAGTAAAATTAGTTCCAAACCCAGTAACTTTAAGTTTTCTTGTGGATGCATCCCAACTATTGACTGTACCAACTGCATTTGAAATTTGGCCTATTACCTTTTCGCCCAAAAAGAAATTTCCTTGCGAAATTGTAACACCTGCTCCTATGGTAATTGTTGGCGCTTGAGTATATCCATATCCAGAATTTATTATTCTAATTGACGAAATTGTTCCAACTGAACTTAAGATTGCTTTAGCAATTGCAGTAGTTCCTCCAGAAACTGGAGATGAAAAAGATACTGTTGGAGCAAAAATATATCCTTGACCTACATTTGAAATAGTTACTATACCTATACTTCCACTAGTAGATATAGAAACTTTTACACTAGCACCATATCCATTTCCTCCAAAAAATGAAACTGTTGGAGTTGATGTGTATCCACTACCAGGATTAATTAAATAAACCTGATCTAAACTATAGGATGATGTGAATGTTCTTGAACTAGTCATAACACCAACAGCAGTAGCTTGAGTGCCACTTGTGGGGGCAGAAATGACTATTGAAGGAGTTTCTGAATATTTATATCCACCATTAACCATATCTATCTTTTGAATAGCACCAGAAACTATTCCAGAGTAAGCAGTTGCAGTAGATCCTATTCCCGATAATGTTATATTTGCAGTATATTCAAATGCCATAGATTCTCTATCAATATCAGATAATCCTGTTTCTATTACATCATCTTCTAGTTCATAAGCTTCACATCTAAGTTCATATACATAAGTTTTTTGAAGTTGATAAAATGGTTTTTTATTTTCTACATATTTTATTTCCATCAAACTATTTGACAGTGGAATATAAATTAAATCTCCTTCATTTGGACGTAAATAATTTTTTACATTTGGAATAGTTTTCATCAATTCCCCAATATAAATTTCAAATCTTTCCTTTGAAATGATTAAGGTCATTTCGTCAGTCACTCTGACTCCAAATTTGCTCATTAAAACACTATTTGAGTCAAATCCCTCATAATTTACCAAATATGCTTCTATGGGAAATGCATTTTGAAATTTTGAATAAATTACATCTCTAATAATTTTCCCTGTGGAAAATATTTGTCTTGGCATATAATAAACTTCTATGCCATAAGCTTTTAATTGCTCATTAATTAAATCTTGAACTAGTGATTGTTCACCAGTGGTTCCTTGAATGAAAAATGGATTTAACATATTATCCGATCATATCAAATGGTGCAGTTTCATATTCACTCATCATTCTCTGGCGAATCATTTCCAATTCCTTTACTGCATCATCATAAATTTGTCTTCCATTTAATTCAATTCCACCTGGAAGTTTTACTCCCTGAAATTTAATTAAATTTTGTCCCCACTGCTTTTTAACTAATGAGGTGAAATACATTTTTAAAAATGAGTCATTATAAACTCTACTATAATCAGTTGGATCAAGAATTCTATAACATTCCATAATTAAATATTGATTCGCAACCATAGTATCCCAACTCATATCCAAATATAGTCTATCTTGTCTCTTATTAAATCTAATTTGCCTTTGGGGATTGACTATCCAATCAATATCCTCCAAATATCTTTTTGTTACATAATAATTTAAAAGTTCAGTGGAACTAAACCAGTAAATATCATTTAAAAATAGTTGATAATTTACATTAAAAAGATTAGAAGTAATTGTTCTATTATCAATCTTAAATACTCTTTCTACGCCAATTACACTATCTGGAACTTGAATATAATTGCTAGTTTCTTCCCAACCAAAAGTTCCAATACCAGATGATGCATATGTAGTTACAATTCCTATAGTTTTATTGCCACCTCTTGCTCTTCCTCTATCAATATCATCTTGAGTGATTTTATATTTTAGAAACATTTTTTCAACGCCATCAAAATGTCTCTCGTTGAAATATTGCAAAGCATCATCTAATCTATCATCAAGTTGTTCATCAGCAACGTTGATTTCTAATACAGGAGCACCAAGTTGCCTTAAAACATAATCTTTCAATTCTTGTCTTGATGCTGGTTTTGCCATTATTCTAATCTTTTTAACTATTTAGATTTTAAAAAGTATTTTTAATATTTTTAAGTAAAGTTTTAATTTCATCTAGAGATGATTTTAAAACTCTTAAATCTTCTTCTATATTGGATATTTTTAAATTTTCTTCTTCTCTTCTTTTTTTTATGAGATCATAATTATTTGATGCCATTTCGTCTGTGTTGATGATTGCATTAGTATCCAAATTTCGTAATAAATTTGGATAACCTTCTACTTTAGCATATTTCATTTGAATGCAATTACTCTAAGATCTTTAATTAATGGAGAATATGATTGGTTTGTACTTGTGCCTATTATTTTTATAATAAAACCAGTAAATGTTGAAAGATTGTCAATTGTATATGAATAATCCAAATATTCATCATTTGAACTTGATCTTACGTTATAATCAGATCTTCCATCATTATTTGCTGGATTGATTATTTTATTATTAACATCTAAATTATTATACCCAGGAAATAGTTGCCAAATTTGCTGATCATCTGGAACATTATTTGTAAAAGTTTTGTAAAGTACTCTAATATCAGATGCTGAATTTCTATATGAAGATAAGAAAACTTTTAGAGATTTTGCTGGTTGTTGAATATCAATTCTATTTGAAATATATACAAAATTATTAGGGTCTTCTGATTTTGAATTTACTCTATTGTCAGTAGGATAAGATGATATTCCTATTGGTTGATTGATATTGTAAATACTTCCCACTAAAGAATTTTGAGTTAAATCCACTAGAGGTGAAACATTTGAATCTGATGTTTCTAAAGTAAGTTCAACTATCAATGATTTACTTCCTATAAATTCATTTGAATTTAAATATTCAACTTCATTTACTTTTGATGCAACCATTCTTGGAGTAACAAACTTGTTTTCACTATTAATTCCTATAGATTGGAATCCCTGATCAATATATGAATTTTCAGTTCCATCAACACTTCTGGATGAGATAGTTCGAACTGTAGATGATATTTGAGTTTTGTCAAATTTAGTTACTAATTGATCATTTAATTTCAAGGAATTGAATTGTTTATTCTTTGATGCATAAACTGAATTACCTCCCCCAAATTTAGTTGAAGAGAATGATGATCCAGCACCAATTTGTACATAGTAAGAATCTAATGCAGGTTTCGGATTAGATGCAATAGTATGTTGAGTATTAATTCTATTCAATGAAACATTATTAAATTCATACTTATAAACAAAATCTCCAACATAATGAGATTCTGCAGTAGTTCCATAAAAACCTCTAGTAATATTTAATAATTGTCCTGATCCTAGATATTCATATTTAATAATTTCATTAGATATTTTTATATAACCTGGATTAAAAGGACTTACATTAACTCCTTCAAAGGTTGCAAATATTGAAGTATTTGCGACACTTATAGGACCTGATTCTGTATTTGCATATGATACAGTAAGTTTATTTGGTAATGTGTCAGACTCAACCCCTAAAATATTTACTTTACTATTTGGAAAATGCATTCCATGATTTTTATGAAACACCAACATATGCATTCCATTATTTGGATATGAACTTGATGTTGAAATTGCCAGAATAGGATCTTTATCTAATAAATTTTCTTTAGATTTAGTATCAACAGTAGCATTGTATAATTTTACTGTTCCTGATGTTGAAGAGAATTTAGCTTTATTTAAAGTAAATTTTAAATCTTCCAATGGACTTGAAATCCAAGTTGTGCCATTTTGGGATTTGAATAATGTTCCTAAAGATGGTTGCTTATTAATGAATACTTTATTTAAAATTGGAGAATTCTTTGTGGAAATATCTTCAGATCCAACTTCAGATATCCAAACTTGATATTCATTTGAATCTGAAATTAAAACTAATGCGTATTCATTTCCCCCATCAAGTCTGGTTAAAGTATCAAATGTAAATGTTGTTTTTACACTAGCATCATCACTTACATTAACTTCTGAAGATGATAGAACTTTTCTGAGACCTGGAATTACTTTATCAGGACCTCCTGGATTTCCAAATGAAACTTCTCTAATTTCTAAAGTTACTGGTAGATTAGTATCTTTGGTGTAAAAATAAATATCTACAGATGTTGGGATAATTCCATTTGGATCTTGTATATCAAATGTCTGAGCCAAAGGATCGTAATAAGTAATTGTATTATTAATTATTACTTTACCTTCTGAAGTAAAGATTGCAGATGCAGAACTATCTGCAGTTTCTCCTGGAAGTTTTTGTGAAGTTTGGAATAAATTTAAATTTACAGAGCTACTTCCTACTTTGAACTTATCATCTCCACTAATCCAAATACTACCAATTAAAACACCTTCTTCATTTGTAATTAATTTTACATCAGATACTTTTGCAGTAGCTTTACTAGTTTTACCAACTAAAGTATTATCTTGTTGAATATTTCCCCAATATCCAGTTATATCATTTCTAGAAAGAGATAAAATATCTATATTGAGAAGATCTGATTGATTTCCATATTGAGTTGAAATTCCTACAGTAGGGTTATATGGATTTTTTGTAAAAACTAAAGTTGGAGAATCTATAGGACCTTCTTTATGATTTGGTTTACAGATTCTGAATGTGCAAGATATCTTTCCATTAGAATCTATTGAATCAACAGTTTCTCCTACTTCAAATGTTCCAGTTACATTTTTAATTTCTAATAATTTAGGGAATGCAAATGATTCAATTGCTGGTGGAGTTTTTGTTAAAGTTCTTCCATCAAATAATAATTTGAATCTTGTATTTGGTATCAATCTTACTGCAGTAAAATCAATATTTCTACTTCTTATGTAATTATCTGCTATAGTTGTACTACTAAAATCACTCTGACCTCTTCTTTCAACTCTTGCTATATTAGTTTGATTATTAATAGTTGTAGTCCAAGTGTCAATTGATGGAGTTAATTCCAAAATACCCTGATAACTAACAAAAGCAAATGGATTTACATTTGTAACTTTACTTGAAAATGGTTGTTTAAATTGTTCAATTTCTACGTAATCTAGAGAAATTTGATTTCCAGTAATTTTTACATTATTTGAAGTTGTTTGTGATACTGAAATATTTGAAATTGATGAATAATTATCATTATAAAATAATGATAAATCTATTTTTTCTTCATGTTTAGTTGCACTTAAAGTTTTATTTTCTACAAGTGCATTATATGAAGGATCATTTATATTTGAAGTTGAATAGTCATTAAATTCATCTACAAAAAACCCAGATTTAAATCTATTAAATCCATATTGATCTTCGACTAAAAGATTTTGAGTTGAGGCTTCTAATAGTGAAAGTGATGTATAATATTCTAAATTAGAAACTCTATTCTCAATATCCTTTAAGTCTGCCATAGTATATCTTTTATGATCAGCTAAAATGATTTTTACATCAGATTTAACATCATAAACATAAGGACTTGCTACAATTTTTGCTACATCTAAAACTTCATCTGAGATTGTAGGATCTATTGGAAATTCATCTGGAGTTCCTAAAATTAATTGAAAAACTCCATCTTTAGATAAAGTTATTCTATCAATTCTTGGCAAATAAAAATCATAATCAAAAATAAAGTTTTCATCTGAAACTAAAATTTGAGTAGGATTATATTCTGCAGTATAGAAATATCTAGAAACAAAATCAAATGGACTCAGTATTGCTGAGTTGGGATCATAATTTGTAACTTTTGGCCTAATATCTATAATATCAGTATTTCTTATACCATTAAATTGAGGAATCTTGTCCTTTAAATTATTTGGGTAACTATTTGCAGATATTAAATCTCCTGAATCATTTGAATTGAATTTAAAATAATCAAATACAATTGTCAATCTTCCATCAGGATCTTTATTTGAATTATTTTTAGTAATTCTACCAAAATCATAAAAATGTTTTCTTTGTCCATTATCCAAAGTATAATTATCTAAAATGTTAATATCCCCCTTATCTGAGGTTAATACTATAGCAGTATATCCACTCTCTTGAAATGAAACAGTTTCTCCAAGAATAAATGAATTTTTATTTTTATTAACCAAATAAATTTGAGATGAAGATTTGGATTTTGTATAAATTGCTACAGATCCAGATTTTGAACCAATTACAAGTTCTCCAATTATAAGGTCTGAAGTTGTTGAATTGGGACTATTTAATCCAGTTAAAGATATCCAAGGTAAAATAGGATCTGATGTGGTTGAAGATTCAAATACCCCATGAACTTCCAAAATATCTGATACATTCAAACTAATATTATCATCTTCAACCCTAGTTCCGTATATTGAAGTATATGCTAATCCAACATTTCTACTGGGATTATATTTTGTTTTTGAAATTGTAATAAATTCAGATCTTACTAAATTTTTTAATTTCTGAGTTACATTTGATTTAATTTGAGTTGTAATTACTTTACAAGGACCTGAAGTTGCACTTAAATTTGTAAATTGTGCATTTTTTCCACCATTTGTTATAGTTAATAAAGCATTGTCTAAATTTTCTAAAGTCCCATTTGCATTTACAACAATATATCTTTCTGAATTATAAGTTGCATATGTATAGTTTGTTCCTGATAAATTAGGTAATGTCAATGTAGTGGATGTTTTTGTAATTCCACCATATGGAACTTTTACATAAATATTTGAATCTAAGAAATTTACATTTGCAATATTTTTATTATTGAAATTTGAATAAAGTGATGAGTCTTGTAATTCTAAAATCTGTGGTTTAATAGTAAAAATATTTTGTATAGATGTACTTACTCCAAGATTTCCTGTGCATACATTTAATACTGTTGATACTCCAACAATATCAATTTTATTTTTAGTAGAATATACAGAAGTAATTCCTGCAAATACGTATGAACTAAATCCTATTTGAGTATATTTAACAATATCATCTACTTTTAAGTTTGATGCAAATGAACTTCCATTATTTGATGTAATAGTTCCAGAACTTCCATTTGTAGTTAATGTAAATGGTCCAGTAATAGAAACTTCCTTAGATAAAAGAGTGTCTGCAGTAAATACATTATTAACTGAAATTGACTTAACGTCATCAATTAAATAATTTGTTACAGTTCCAATTGAAATGGATGATCCTATTCCATTAACTATTAAACTTTCATTAGGATTGAAGCTTCCTGAAACTTGATATAAAGTTAATGTTTTTCCAGAAAAACTTTTTACATATCCTATAGATCCACTATTATTTCCTTTAATATAATCTCCATTATTGATAGAAGAAATTGAAGAATCAGTTACTATTTTTGTATATGTTTGAATATCAAATAATCTTAAATCAAATTGACTAGATGGATTTTGATAAGATGATACAAATGATGAAAAATCATATACTCTTGCTACTCCAATTTGCTCGCCTGAAGTTGTTCCATCAACTAGTCTTTTATTATAGAGTGGAATGTATGTATCAGTAGTTAATCCAATACTAGGTACATTTTTTATATTATTAACTCTTAAAAGATTTCCTGCATAAAAACTAGATGAAGAGTTTGATATGAGTTTAGTTTTTCTTGGTTTAGGGTAACTTAATAATTCTATATTTGTTGGTACTTCATATCCTTTAATATAAGCTTTTCCTGGGGATATTTTAAGAATACCAGTATCTTTTGAAGGAGTAATTGATCCTGATTGGCCTTGATAATATAATCCGTTATTTCCTAGATAATCATTTAAAGATTCTAAAAGTTCAACTTTAAATGCATTTGTATAATAATTTCCAGATTCATCAAAAGTTCTTCTTGCTAAAATATCAGTAATAAATGAACTATCTGTAGTATTTTTAATCTGTTTTAAAATTCCATTATCAACCCTAAACAATTCAATAAAATTATCATCATTAAAATCAGTTAAAAGTTTTTTTGTCAGTGTTAATGAAATTTTTAATCTATCTGCCCCAGGTGCTGCAAAATTTGAAAATCCCTGAGCATTATCATTTAAAGAAGAATCTTGATTTGAATTAATAATTTCTTCTTTTATATTTAATCCAACTCTATATGATGGTGTATTTGTATATTGATCTAGAATTATTTCATCCTTTGTAATATTAACAAAAAATCCTCTAATGAAATAAATACCGTCTTCAATCTTAGCTGCTGATCCAATTGATAATGCAGATCTATCAATTGGAGATGATATTTTTGCAATCCCACTTCCAGAAGCAATAGAAGAAGATTCTAATTTTATATTGGCATTAACTGCCAATTCTTCCCCATCTTGAAATTTATTAGATGTGAAATTTTCAGTTGAAGATGATTGATACTTAATATAAAATGTAGTAGCAGATCTAATAGATTCTTTTCTAGAAAGAACTTTTTCTATTTTTGCAGTTACACTTGATGTTTTTCCAGTTATATTTGTTCCTACTAGATATTCAAAATAATCTTCAACATCTATTCCCTTATATACATTTTCTACTTCTATTGCATAGTAGGATGAATCGTATGCATATCCACCAGGAACAACCACAGTGCCTTTTTTAAAAAAAGCACTTCCTAGTTTTTCAATTTGATTTTGTAATATCGATTGAATAGTTGTTAGCTCTCTTACCTGAACAGTTGTTCCTGGTTTAAAAAGAACCTTATAAAAATTCTTCGAATCATTAAAATCATCATAATATGGACTTTTGTTTAAATTAGTGCTTTGTGGCATTTTCTAAAATTCTAAAATAATTTTGATATCTTCTCTTTGTTGTGAAGATCTAGTTACAGATTCCCTATTGTCTACGTATATGATCTCACCACTCTTTATATTTATATCTGGTGACGAAAGACCACCTGAGAATTGTTGCCCTAAGTAATAAGTTACTGCACCAATATCAACACTATTTCCACTAAATCCACTATCCACAGAGTAAGAATTTGATCCTATTTTAATTGTTGTGGAATTAAATTGTTCTAATTTGTATGTATTTGATGTTTGGATTCCACTAATACTATTTGCATAATTGTAATCGAAATTATAATTTTCGCCATTCAAATATAAATCTACAAAATTAGTTCTTGGTTGTATAAATTTAAGAACTTTTGTAGTTGTATCAAAACTCACTAAATTTCCTACTGCATTTGTATTATCCTGTGTAATTTTTGAATCAAATGGTTCAGTTACTGTACTTGTGGTAAGCTTAAGAGCATATACTCCTGATCCAGAATTTTCTGAAAATACTGTAGAATTTTGATCAGATACTCCATTTGGCCTAATATCTTTAATTATTCCAACTCTTGAAAATTGATTTCCTACAATAAAATCTGGATTTGTTGAATCATTTTCTATTCTACTATATACAAGAACTCTATAAGATCCCAACTCAGTATATACATTTGCACCATGACCTCCTGGGGGAGGAATAATTACATTAAATATTGCTTTATTTACTCCTATTGGAGCTAATATTGAATCTAAGTCTAATGTTGCAAATGTATATCCACTCCCCCCATCAGTAACTTGAACAGATACTGGTCTGGATTGGTCATCAAATGTAATACTAGCAAGACCTCCAGTTCCATCACCCCTAATTGGAACATTTGTTAGAGTTCCTGAATAATTATATTGCCCTTGATATTCAACTAATATAGTTTCAATTTTTCCAGAAACCGAATTTGTTCTCACTCTACTAATTTCTTGATTTGTAGTAGTTGTCCAATTATTTGGAACAGCTATGAAGTTAGTAGAATCAAACTTCAATACATCTGCTGGAAATAATGTATAAAGATATTTCCAAATATATCCATCACTTTCTTTCTTAGGAGTTAAATCTGTATGTAAAGGTTCTTGAGTGGAAATTACTCCAGTATTATTATTTGATGGGGTAGAACCATTATTAATACAAATATAAACTCTATATTCACTATTCATTACATAAAATAGAGAATCATACAATCTTGTTGAACCAGTTACTGGAGTTGTATTATAAACACTATAGTCATGTTTATACATTTCATATTTTTTTCCATTACTCCAAACAATTTTAGGAATAACTCTAACTACATCAGTAGATGTTATTTTTTTAACTCCTAGAATATTATCTCTATATGAATTCAAATAGTAAAAATTATCTATTGGATCTGGTCTAGAAAAATCCCAACTAGGATAATACGAAGTTGCATTTGGAAATCCTACAAACATATAATAATTGCCATTAGCAACATCATTTATAAAATTTGAAGAATTTAATAATCTTAATTTGTCAGTAATTATTGCCATTTGAATTTCTATTTTATCTTATTTATTATAATTTTCTATATAATGATAAAGATGTAGAAGAAGTTCCTGCAGGAGAGCTTGAATATCTTGTAGTTCCAATTCCAACTACACTAGAACCTATTGAAACAATAGTAACTCCAGTACCTACATAATCACCCTCTATATAGTCTCCAAGTAGAAGATTTGTAGTACTCATTCCAATAAAGTTTGTACTTATACCAGTAAATACCCCAACATATGTTGCAATTTTGGAAAATGAAGTAATTCCAGATCTTTGCTCAAATCTTCCTTTTGTTAAATATATACCATCTATAATTAAATCCATTTTCTGGGGAGTCCATGTTATAGATCTAAATTGGGATGAACTTTCTGATAATCCAATATCATTGTAAACTTCAGTTCTTAATACATCTGAATTAATTATTTCTTTAACTGTTCTTGATTTTTCTTCTATTGGAGGGGATCCATAGATATCTTGATTTAAAACTAAAGAATCTCCTTCTTTTATTCTAGACAAATCAGTAGAAGAAATAGTATCGTTGTAATAACCTTTATAAAAATAAATCTTCAAAGTACTTCCATATGGAATACTTTCTGAAAAAGTTATTTTAGAACCTCTATTAAATGTGTAAGATTTTTCTGGAATTTGTAAAATATCATTAATAAAAATCAATAAGTTATATTGTAAATCAATTTCATATTGAGAATCTGCATCTAAACTAATTCTTCTTGAAATATTGTCTACAGTTTCTGATAATACAAAAGTTTTTCTTTTTCCATTTACTTGACTTGTTAAATCGTCAAGTTTTTGGAGTATGCCAACATTCCAAGATGAAAATGTATCCTTTGAAACTTCATTAATTGTTATGTATAATTTATCATCATTTGTTTGTGTTGAAACACCTATTGTTCCTACAGGAGTTAAAATTTCGTCTTGTTTATATCCATATCCAAAATTTGTAAAAATTAAATTTTTAACTTCTCCATATATTCCAATATCAAATGAAACTGATGCTCCAATTCCAGATATAGATCCTGTAAGAGGGAGATTTGTATATCCAATCGGAGAATCAAATCTTGCAGTATATGTAGAAATTCCTGAAGAATATCCAGAACCACCATTTAACATGGTTACGCTAGTAACAGATCCTAATCCAATATTTGCTATTCCAAGAGCATTTGACCCATATCCATCACCATCTTCAAATGTTACATAGTAAGTAGATATCCCAGATCTATATCCAGATCCTTTGCCTGTTATAGTTACTGATTGCACTGTACCTAATCCAGATATAACTGCTATTCCTTCTGCAGCAACTAGTGGCTGATATCTAATTCCACTAGTATTTCCATATGATACAATAATTCCACCTCTAGGATATCCTTTTACATTTATATCATATGATTTTCCTAAAAATCCTGTTGTTCCAAATCCAACAAAATTTATATTTGTTTTATTATTTTGCTCAGAAAAACTAAATCCTTCAGTATACTCAGGATACTGGAATATATTATTAACTAAAACTATTCCATTATCGCTTTTTATGCCAACTGTACTAATTCCAGAATTTTTTAGTTCAAATGAACTAGAAATTCCATTAAATTGTTCAGATATGTCATCAAAAATTAAATTTCCATCATAATTTGATTTTAAAAATACTCTTCCAGTAAAAGCATTTTCTGAAGTTGGTAAATTGATAATGATTTGAAAATCACTAATATCAAATTCATTTGTAGAAATATCAGAAAATAAAATTTTATTTTTGTTTATTGCATTGAAAAAACTAGAAGCAAAACTATAATTATTTGTAGAATTTTTTATTAGGTAATAATATCCTTGAGTTAAAATTTCTTTTGGCGGATTTGCCCAAAGCAATAAAACCTGATCTCCAGTTTTAACTGAACTTGTTAAAAAATTAAAACTACTATCTGCAAATATAATATCATCTAGTAAAACTTTAAAAGTTATTTTTTTATCTTCTAGTGGAGGGTCATCAAAATATAAAATATCCTTTATTATATTATAGTTACCAGATAAAACTTGTATATTACTTCCAATAAGATTTGAAGTGAATGGAGTAATTTCTGTTCCCAATACTCCTGTTCCTCTAGATATTTTTAATTGCTTTGTTGTATAATCTATAGAAGCAACTTTAACAATTTCTCCATTAATTCTTAAAATTGTTCCTAATTTTATATTATTTAAATTATTTACTGTAATACTACTGGAAGTATATGAAAGTAATTGGACAGTTGAACCAATTGATATTGGAGATTGTATAATATTATTAATTGTTAATAAACATTTTGAATTTTGCTTGAATGTTTCCAATGAATGTTGTGTTCCTATTCCCAAGGCATTCATGTTAGCATATTGATTACTTATTGCTAAAGATGAAGCTAAAGCAATCCTAATATTATCTTTATCTAAAACTATTGGATAAACTATAGAAGGTAAATATGTAGAAACTCCAATTACTCCTGGGCTACTTGATGATATTCCAATTGAAGTTCCTGTACCTACATCATACTTTAAAGGTTCTCCAGTCTTAAAAAAATGATTTTCTATAAAAATCTTATCTGAAGTTAAATTTACTGTTCCAGAATTTGATCCATCAAATACTTTATAAAATATTGGAAATCCCTTATGTTGCAATGGGAATGATTTCCTTCCATATAATGAAGGTGTATATATAGAACCTATTTCGTTAGTTGCCATTTTTTAAATATTTATTATTGATTTGCTGATAATAAACTAGCTTGATATATTTTAAGATCATAATTTGCAGAATTAGTTGGATTGAAATATAAAACATATTGATTACCTACAAAATTATAATCTGATGTAAATGATAGATCTTCATATTCAACATCTCCAATTATGTCATATGTAATGTTATTTAAATAATCATTAAAATGTATAGAATTAATTTGGATTAATGATTTTTGTGTGGTAACTCCAATTGTTTTTTGAACTTCTATGATATAAGATGATGACCCATATGCCCCAGAAATTGTAGATATTCCAATAGAAGTTGTCCCAGATGTAGTTACTCTTGAGCTTGAAATTTTAGATACTGTTTTTGTAATGGAATTATATCCAGCATAAGTATTTGTTAAAAATTTAATATTTGCTTGAAGAGTGACAGGTATATTTGATATTCCAGTATATGTTAATTCTATATTTGATCCATTAGTACTTATTCCAATTTCTCCAAGATCTTTATTTAAACTTTCAGAGTATAAGTTAGAAAAAATTCCAGTCCTTGTATTTACAAATGATGACTCAAAATACTCCTCAATCCCATTGGCCAAAGAAGAAAATCCTACAATTAACTGGCCAGAATTGCATTCTGAAATTGGTATAGTATAAAATACTTGAGGAGTTGGAGTTAATGTTGCAGGAAATTGTTGTGTAAGTTCAACTGTCCTTGTGTATCCAATTGATGTTGTTGCAATTCCAACTTGAGAAGGTGCTGTTTCTTTAAATGCTTTAATATCAATTTTATTATATGGATTTGTGGGACTAAAATATAATAGCATATTATTACTATCATTTGGATTTATTTCCACAGTAAATTCTCCAAAAATTGACTTTCTGCCTAAAGTTTCAAAATCATAAAAATATGAATATGAAACTAAATTCAAATCATCCAAATCTCTGGTTATAAAAACTTCAAAATACTCAGGATATTCAAATGAACCTAAAAATGATTTAGTAGATGATAATAAAAATTCATATTTTAATACATTTGTATCTTTACTTTGAATAGTATCTATTAATAATTTTGGTGTAATTTTTTCTGTAGTGAATAAAGTTGAAATATCATCTATAGACAAAACTCTATTATTGGTAGACTTTAAACTTTGCCCTAACCTCAAACTGTTGAATTTTAAATATTGAGAATAAGCTTCATTTGAGGAATCTATATCCTCTTCAGTGACTAAATCTAAATCATGAATAGAATTTACATTAGCATATGAAGTTAAAATTACATTAATATTTGATGTTGAATATTTGTTTAGTTCTATTTTGTTAGTTGGTAAAGATTCAACTATCAGATCACTAAATTTTTTATATCCAGAAATATGAGATAAATTTGATATTGAAGAATTCCAATTTTGAAATGGAATCTTACTCTTTAGTGAATAAGAAAACTTCTGATAATAATCATTATCAGAAAGTTTTTGTATATTTGAAGATAAATATCCTCTATTTTCTTTTCCTCCAATAACTTCAGTTACACTAGAATCTGTTAAAAATATAGAATTAAAATTACCAATTTCTAAAATTTTTCCTTGAGATAATGAAGATTTCCCTATAATAATTTGATTTTCTGAAAATTCTAATCCAGTTTTGACCTTTACCAAATTAGTTATTTTCTCATTTTTAATATTATCAATAATATTAGTATCCAATATACCTTCTCCATTATAAAACTCATTTTCCTTTAATATTGTTTCAATTATAGGTATATTTTTGTAAGGAATTACAAATGCAGAATATGATAAATTTGAATCAAAACTTCCAGGATAACTGTTTAATTGATATCTGACAATTGCTGCATCTTGAGATCCGTATGCAGGATCTACATAACTGACTATAAATGGATCATATTTATAGTCACTACAATTAAAACCATTTCCTATACTACTTGAGTTTACAATTCCTTCAATTGTAATTTTATCTCCAACATTAATTTCTAAAGGATTTGCAGTTGTAAATCCTGTGACTGGAGTTTGTATTGTTAATGTTATAGTAAATACGCTTGTTCCAGCAACTGAAGCATTTAATATTTTATAACCATTTCCATTGTTTAGTGTAATTATTCTATTATCATTTGAATTCAACCCATATCCAGGATTTAATATTTTAATTTGATTAATTGATGAATTTTTTAATAAAGATATAGCTGAGAAGTTAGAAATAATTTTATCTTCTTTAAAATTATAGAGTTTTATAATTGGTGGATTTATGTAATTAGATCCTCCATATATCACATTAATTTTATCTACAGTAAAATTATTTACCAATTTCAATGTAGAAAATATTTTTGTAGATGGTCTTAATGTTTTATCAAATGGACATATAAATTGTGTATTATTAACTTTTGTAGAAATAATTTTCCCAATAGAAGTGCTAGATGGAAATAAATTATGACCATTTCCACTAATAGTATTAACTGAAGTTATTTTTGGTAATTTTTTATATTGGGATCCTTGTGATAATAGTGTAATGGATTTAATTGGACCCTTAGTATCTGATTTTAATACATCATATGAAATTGTGGATATGTCACTAGTATATTTTGATACTTCAGGAGTATTTTTTAAATTAAAAGTAAATTGATAATCTGTAGATGTACTGATTGATCCAGTTGTATTGTAAATGCTATTATTGATAATAATACTATTATTATATGGAATTAAATCATCAGTGTATATTTTTTTAGTATTTGATGTTAAAGTATAATATAAATTTCTTGGAGTATAATCGCTTATATTTAATGTCAATGATGTTGAAGTTTTAATTACTTCTATTCCGGTTTTAGAATTTCCAATATATCTATTTTTAAAGTTGTTGTCTGTAAATAAATTGAATTCAGTATCATTTAATGTTACTGAGGATAGATCAAAAATTACAGGTTGATTTGCATATACATTAATTTTTGGATTTTCTTGTGAATTGATTAATACTTTGTAATTAGCACTAGAATAACTTACTACGAATGTTGTAGAAATTCCAGATTTTACATTTAATTTTATTATATCATTTGCAATTATTCCATGAGTAGAAGATGTGGAAACCTTGCAAGTGTTTTCAGTTAAACTACCAGTGATTATATTTCTATTTGTAGTAAATTTATGAAGACCAGATCCTGGTGAACTATAACTAATAAAGTTAGGAGTATTTGTGTCATAAGTATATTGTTTATTATTGACCAAACGTATAACATCATCTTCTAATTTGATTATATAAAGATTTTGTATTGTATCCAAATTACCTAATTCAGAAACTATAGTAGAATTTCCTGCAGAGTAAGTAATTTTTTCTCCATTTTTAAATTTATTATTTGGTAAATATATACCACCTGTTGGTATATATTTTGTATAAGATACTCCATATCCTAAGGGATAAATTGTTAGAGTAGTTCCTATTCCTACTGATTTATCTGATAGTAAGCAAACAGATTGTGTTGGGTTAAAATAGTATGATTGGTTGATTTCAGAAAATGTGTTTGGATTCTCTTGATATGTATATTCAAATTGATTTGAAAGAATCTCTACAGTTTCTGTAGAAAGATGATTTGGAGAACCAGAATCTCTTAAAACATTTACAAGATTATTTTTATAATCCAATCCAATTATTTTTAAAACTTCATTGCCAATTTTTAAATAAGAATCTACATTAAGTTGTAAAATTGAATCTCGTATTTGAATAGATGTAACTAATCCAGTAACGCTAGAATTTGAAATACTTGTGGTAAGACCAGTTTTTATAGATTTAGTTGAAATTTGTCTAAATCCTTCAATATTACTATAAGTGCTACTAGATATTCCAGTTATTTTTACATAAGTATTATTTTTTAATGAATGATAAGTAGATGCAATTCCAATTACAATATTACCATCAGATATAAATGTTATATTTGATAGTGAATAAGTAATATTTTCAATGGTACTTATTCCTACTCCATCTAATTCAGATACTTTTGCAATAACACCTAGACCAGAAGTTCCTTCATTATCAAATACAATAGAATCATTGATTTGATAATCTATTCCTCCATTTATAATATCAATATTTTCAACCTTTCCATCTGAAGATTTTTCTACAATAATATCCTTTTGATTAATGTCATTAAAGAATTGAAAGTATTCATATACATGATTTTTATCATCTACATTATATGATTTTGTATATTTTGTAATATCTAAATTATTAAAATTTAAATTTTGATTATACTTCAAATCAAAATTCTCCTTGGGCGCATTGCAATTATAAGTATCTCCTATGATATAAGGAAACTCTGGAGTATCAGAAGTGTCAAATGTACAGAAGTACGCATATACTCCCTTTGGATATTCTGGAGTAATGCAGAATCTTCCATTATGTTCATCTAAATTTCCAGAATTTGTAAATTGATATTCTTCTACAAAGTTAATATAGGTTGGAACTAGTTTATTTAAACTGTATCCACTTCTCATTCTTACAATTCCACCAGTTCCATCAATATTTTTAAATGCAAAGGGTCCATAAATTGGACACCCATCATATGACCACCCAATGATTGGAGAATGTTGTGTTGGAATTGATGATATATTAAAATATTTTCTTAAATTATCAGTGAGAAAATATACTCCATAAGTATTTCCGATATAAGAATAATTCTTACCAAAAATTAAACCATCTTTAGTTTTGGAAATTGTAAATCTAGTTACATCATTAATAGTCCATGATTTAATATTTGCTTTTAATTTTAAATTTTTTCCAATTGGAACTATCTCAATAAATGTATTTGTTGATGCATATCCAACTCCAGGATTAATTATTTTAACGCTTGTTATTTTTCCATCTTGGATAATTGGTTGTAAATTTGCACCAAATCCATTTCCCTGAACTGTAATATTGAAAGAGTTAAAATAATTTTCGCCAGAAGATTTGACAATAACTTCATTTATTTTTCCATCAATAATAACTGGCTCTAAGAAACATCCCTCACCTTCTAGAATAGTTACCTCTGGATATTTTTCATAATTAAAGATTGAAGTATATCCAAAATTATCTACATACTCTGTATGGTCTGCTCTTGGGGAAGCACTTACTACATATCCACTGATATTGGGAACAATAGTTGCATTATAACCAATTGTTGATATCCCAGAAACTGTAATATTCCCTAAAATTTCAACTCTAATTGGAGAATATTCTATGTAATAATACGTATATGTACTTCTTGAAGTAATATTAATATAAGTTATATAATTTTTAGTTGATGATAATTTAAATCTATTATCGTCAATTTTAACAATATAATAATTTTCATTAACAATTAACCCACCTATTGGACCTCCATTAAATCCTGATATTGGTTCATATGAATAAACTACTTCTTCACCTGTAGAAAACCCATGATTTTCTACTTCTATAATATCTTCTTGAATATTTACATTAGAATGAATAAATGATATTTTTTTATATTCAAAATCCTTATCATTTTTATCTACAATAACATTATCTATTCCCTTTTTAGGTAATATTGCACTAAATTTTTGAATTCCATTTCCATATGTTCTAATATTAATTAAATTTTTTCCAAATAAAGCATCTTCTTTATTAAATGCCAATTTTAGCGAAGTTCCATATCCAGTATTTACTGCATAATAAATTGCATTATTAATTAAATATCCATCATTAGATACTGTTCCTATACCAATTGGAGATGATCCTAGAGTTTCATATCGAATTGGTTCTCCAGTTACAAATCTGTGAGGATTATCAAAAATAAAAGTATCTGATATAGTATTAACTATTGAACTTTTTGTTGATGAATTGAATATAACTTCATGAGTTACATTTTTCATTTTTACTTTAGTTGAAGTTATATCATTATTCCCACCAAAAATTTTAACAGTAGGAGTTTCTACATAATCAAATCCAGGATCTACAACTGAAATACTTACTTTATTACCTCTTAACTGTGGAATTATTTTTGCATTTGTGTATTCTTGATCATAATATGTAATTTTAAATTGTGGCGGATTGTACAAATTATAATCTTCACCAAAATTTAAAACATCTAAAGATACTATTGGTCCATAGTAAACTTTATCAAATGATTTGTAATTTTTAATTTCTACTCCATTAGTAAAAATACCAATTCCACCTGAAGGAGTTTTTTCCTTTGTCTTAGTTATTTCTGAATTTTTTGGAATTTTTTTAAATAATTTAGATGAATTAAAATTGTATCCATATTGATTATTGGGTTTTAATTTAATATTAGTGACTTTTGAGTTAATATTACCTTTTGTGTCATATTCAAATAATTGAACAAATGAAGATATTCCAACATTTTCTCTGGAATAGCATAATTTTATTTGAGTAGATGAAATAGTTTTTACATAATAAGATATTCCTGTTTGTATACCTACTTCATTTTTAAAATTTGAAGTTGTAGAATAATCTACTACAGTTACACAATCTCCATCAAAAAAGTTATATTCAGATTGACTATTTAAAGTATAATCAATATTTACATCAAATGAAGATTCAAATTCTAAAGGAGTAATAATATATTCTGGTAACCCATTAGATGTTAAATAATAGTAATTATTATCCAAATATAGATCTTGAATATTTGCAGTAAGATTTAAATTTTTATATGATGATTTTTTAAGTTTTCTTCTGAATAACACATTTTTTCCTAATGGAAATTCTACTAAAGGAACAGTAAATTCTTTTGGTGATAAAACTTTTACTGACAAATCACTAGCAACTAATGTATTAGTATTTTCTAAATATAAATCTACAAAATCTCCAGTTCTTAAATTATGATCATATTTTGTTAAGGAAGCACCATTTTCTAAAGAAAATCCTTCTTTTTGATAATTTCTAATTTCAGGTGTAATTTCAGTTACTGATACCCCACAAAATACACTGATTGGATGATTATAAATTAAAGATTTTGTTAAAGTACTTTCTTCTGTAGATCCAAAACTTTCAATTTGTATTGGATCATTATCCAAAGAATAAATTGCATCTGAAGATTTTAAACTAGATAAAACATTACACAATCTAAATTTAACAATATTATCTAAATTTTCATTATCATATGCATATACATAATGATCAGAAAATACTTTTGTTTTTTTGGAAATTGAAGCTGTTACTCCTGTGCAATTTAAAAATTGATTATTTGTTTTATCTGAATAAGATATTATTAAATTTTCTATTTGTAAAGTTCCAGTATTGCCAAATCCAATAGTTGAATTTACATTAATGGTATTTGCATTTATTTCAATATCTTCTACTACAAATGTCTTTGGAGTTGCTTTAAAGGTTCCTGAGATGCTTCCTTTTGGATTTAAGTTATTTGAATATCCAGAGAATAATTTTAATTTGTAAAAAGTTTCATTGCTATTATTGGTATATGATTGAATATCATAAATTGATCCATTTGCAGGTAACACTTCATAATTTGCAAATGCATCTTGATATAAAGTTTGACCCCTAGTATTGTAAGGATTACCTTCCATCAGTTCACATACAAAAGTTTCTGTTACTACCCACTTGTCATCTGATGGAGTAAAACAATAATCATCAGGTTTAATTATTTTTACTTCTTCACCATAAAGAACTCTGAATAAAATCTTAAATGCTTCATCTGTTCCTTTTGATTGATAAAAACTTTTTGCTTTACTTATAAAATTCTGAACATTGATTTTTGAATTAAATTCAATTTCCTCAAATCCTGGAGTGAATTGATATTTTGTTTTTCTAAAAAATTCTTGTAAGAATAAATTACTTAAATTATGTACAGTAGAAAGACCAGTATGGGAATTTGATTCAGTCTGTAAAAATGTTAAATATTCTGGATTATTATCTTCACTAAGAGAACTAATTGCACTGAATCCTCTTATACATCCAGTAAAAGAAGTTGTGGTGATTCCAGTGTAAGTAATAATTTCATCGTCAATTTTTAAAAGTCCATACTTATTTGGCCAACCATCAGTAGAAGTTACATAAATGGTATCGTCATAAAATTCTATATCAGAAGTTAACTTAGTAGATGCTATTAATTTTTTAGAATCAAATGAATCTATATTTTTATATGATACAAGATTTTCTGCAAGATCTGTGTTTCCACCTTGAAACTCTTGAGAGTAATAATATTGTGTTAAAAATTCTACAAAATTTGAATTCTCTGAATTTATAAATTCAGGAATCTGATTTTCTAAAATGTCTGTAATTTTAACTATATTTTTTTCCTGATTCATTTTAAATTCTTACCTTGTTTCCAGTGAAATAACTTGATTCAGGATTAAATTTGCTTCCAGAGCTATTTTCTCCAGATGCAACAATATCCTTTTCCATTGTAAAATTACTATTTCCAACATCTAATTTTAAGTAAATAGATTTTTTGGCAATAATATCATTTGAATATGGAGTTGCTTCAATTTCAATAATATTATTTGGTTTTGTAGTTGAAGTAACATTTATATTATCTATATTCAAATTTCCATTAATATAATCAATTGTTCCTATATTGCTAGAAACAGTTTTAATGGAAGATCTATCAAGATAAAATATAAAAAGTTTTCCAGTTTCCATAGAATTATTTGGAATATCTGATATAAAAACTTCATTCGCAATTCCTCGAATATAAAATCCACTAGATCTTATATTATATGCACCTTCAGCAGTTGAAATTGCAGTTTCTGTATGAAATCTATTTTCAAAACATATTAGATAATTTGTTGGAGAATTTAATATTACTCCTAAATTTCTTCTAATTTTAATTTTTGTAATATTTGATGTGATAGAATTGCTAGTAGCATCTATAACTCTAAGACATTTGCTATATTTAAATCTTCCTCCAAATTTGTTTAGTTCTGTTGAATTTGAAAAACTGTTCACAGAATCAATAATCTTGGTCTGAAGATCATTTACAGAACCAACAAAATTTGAGTTATAATAAACAGTAGAATCTAGTTCAACATAAACTACATTAATATCTACAAATTGTTGTTTGATTCCTGCTATTGTATATTTCTTTAATGATTGTAAAATATATTCTTTTGTTGCTTCTGATAGATAATCTGAATTTTTTGGTTTTGCTGCAATGAATACTCTTCCATATTGTGGAGGATCTAGATCCTCTCCACCATATGCAGTTACTGATTCTATATTTGGGTAAATAGATGGTATTAATGCTTCATAATCACTAGAAGTTACTGCTCTATATTGAGATGAATAAAGTCTTGGTGCATAATATCTAACAGACTCTATAGATTGAATATTATCTCCATTCTGTGATGCTGTATTAGCGATTATAGTTCCAACTTTACCACTTAAATTATTTCCTGTATTATTATCACCTAAGATGGTTCCAGAAAATGTAAAGTTAGAAGCACCATTACCATCTTTACCATTGGTGGTAATATATGTTGCAGTTATATAATTCAGATTTGATAATTTACTTCCAATTATTCCATCTCCAAAAAATATTTCATATTTTTCATCAGATATCTCTTGAGTTAAAAATATTTTAGAAATGGAAGATATTCCTACAATATTATCTACAGCAGAATATTCTTCTGCTGTACTATCATTTTTAGTATTTTTAACATTAACTCTAATTGTAGATGTATCAATATATGGATTTGGTAAAATATATTTTTGATTTGGTTGTGAAGTATCTACTGTAAAGCTCTTACTTAAAAATGATCCTTCATAAATGTCAACTTCACTAAAAATTGCTTCTCCATTTGATACTCCAACTGTAATATCTTCTGGAATTGAAAAAATATAACTTGTATTGTCTAAATTACCAGTACAAACTGTACCAGCCTTAAGTGTAACTGTTTGAACTGAAGTTGCAATATCAGTTAAGATGAAAGAAATATTTGCTTTTGCTGCACGTCTTGATAAAGGAACATATCCAATATTTCTTGCAAGAGATACTACATTTTCACGAATTGTAGCAGAATCTAAAAATGCCTCATTCGTCACCATATTGGTGTTATAGGCAGTTAGATATGTGTTATATGCAAGAACATCAATTAGAACTGAAAAATTAGAACCTTCAAAATCAAAGTCTGTAAAAGTTGAACTTGCTCTCAGGTAATCTTTAATAGATGTTCTAATCTGATCAAAATCTAGATTAGTAAACTGTATAAATGCCATTAGTATCTAGTTGGTTGTAATATGAAACTGATTGCCTGAGTTGGCACTGCTAAACCTACGATATCATAGACAATATAAACATTAAGTTCATTATCATCAGGAAATACATTTACTGTAACTTTTCTTGTAATGACTCTAGGTTCAAAATTAGAAATCAATATTCTAATTTCTTGTTCTATGGGATCTGCAATGCCACTATCAGCAAGTTCAAAAAAGTAATTTTCAACTTTTGATCCCAAAAGTGAGTTAAAAAATCTTTCGCCAACCTTTGTTCTGATTAAATTGACTACAGATCTTTTAATTGAATCTTCATTTTTAAGAACAGCAATGTCATTAGTCACAGGATGACGTAAAAACGATAAACTAATGTCCTTAAATCCCCTAGAAATGTTCTCTAATGCCACTTATTGTTCAAATTAGATACATTTATTTATTGAGGTTTGCCATAAGAAGGTTCAGTTCCATATTCCCAATCATCATAGTCACTATCATTTCGAATTTTCTCATGAAATTCTGTTTGTTCTTTTAAATGATGAGTTCCTTTAGGCATATCATCATGCATAATTTCCTGTAGAGTTCTTTTTTCCTCTAGTGCTCCATAATCAGTTGCAAGTTTAGTGGTTCCCCACATCTTATACATGTATTCTTTGTCTCTGTCTACTAGATTCTTAGCCATTTTTCTCCTAATTCAAAGTGAATTAGAACTTTTAAAGGGGTTTCTATCCCTATCTAGTACTATCTATGAAAGAGAAACGCTTGCGCTCTGTAAGAGATGCGTGAGAGCACAAAAAAAGGACCTACAAGGGTCCTCTGAGAATATTACCTACCTTGGCCTCTATACTTTTTAGTAGGTCCATTACGAGAGCTTCTAGAGTGCTTTGTGTTCTTAGATGTGCCCTGACGAGTATTCTTGGGCCTACTCTCAATTTTGTTGCCATTTAGGGAAGCTCTTTTTGCCATATTGTTTAGTTATCAGAAATACTTACACATTCTACCACAAGATCCTCTGGATTAGGAACCCCTGTCTTATAAAATTGATTGGCAAGTTCATCCATAATTTCAAAGGTATCATTTTCTGATATCTCTGTGTAAATTTTTCTACCTTCACAATAGATATTGTACAAGTCCATTAAATTAAATATAATCTGTGAGTTTTGAAAGTCTGGAATCAGTAGATCTTTCTAGCATATTTAGTTCATGTCTACCAGAATTATCAGATAAACCATCATCTGCAGCAAAAATCTGTGGAGATATTCCAATTGATTTGCCCCTTGGTTGAATATAATTCACAAAATATCTATCTAATTCCATAGGAAATGATTGTTGATAAACTTCTACAAGTTCTTGCATTAACTCTTTAGAAGGACTATATCCAAACAATCCCCAGAAATTATGTGCCCTGTAAATGTGCTCAGAGATGCATTCATTAACTAATGAATAATCCCACATAGAACAATCATCAGATAGGGGAATAAATCCTAGATACAATAATTCTGAATTATACAGAATACTTGTATCTAGTTTTTCCCAGATTTGATGAAGTTTAATGTTAATTCTACAATCATCTTCTACAATTAGAATTCTTTTATAATTATGTTTTAAAGCATCTTGATAAATTGAAAGATGAGAAATGGCACATCCCAAATAACTTGAATTTCTAAAATAAGGATTTTCTAATTTAGACCATAAATGATTTAAAATTGATCCATTTGTAGCACCAAATCTTTCATAGTGATGAATATCTACAAAAGAAAAACGTTTCTGTGAAACATTCATTCTTTCTTTCTGATGATGTAAATTTAAAATATAGATATTATCAAAAAATTCATTCATACTATCTTATTAGATAACTCTTGTTTTTTCATGTCCTACTCGTATTTGTGGGTGGCACCAAATTTCAAGGCCACATTTACGAATTGCATCAAGGCAAAATGATACATCTTCTCCGCACATATCCTGAACCTCTCCAGATTCAAAGACTTGCATCTGAGGAGCAAACCACGGATACTTCATTTCAGGATGCTCAAAAACTCCATGCTTAATCAGAACCCAACCAAAGCCTGTGTAATCCACAGTGAATGGTTTCTTTCTGTTGGAAATGGTGTCTACCATTTCATGATTCATTACGCCACCATTATTCTTGAAGTCATTTTCTTCCAACCAATGCGCAACTGATGTGGTACGTCCATCCTCTGTAGCATACCAACCACAAGCAATATCCTTGTCCATTTGTACCAGTGCCCAGAATGCATCAGTATTGAAAACAATATCTGAATCAATCCATAGCTGATAATCATAATTAAGTTTACCATCCCATGGAAGTTGATCTGGACCACGTAGTACATTTGCACCAAGACATTTGCAACGTGCAAAGTTTACCATGGAAGAATAATCCTGTGATATTTGAATGCTTGCACCAGCCTGCACTAAATCAAAACATAACTGAACAAAACTCTTCAAAAATGTATATGATACTCCACGTCCTGGAAGACAAAATACAATGCTCTTGCCACGAATTTTTTCTAAAACTTCTTCCCTATTAAACAGAGATTCTGAACCTTGTTCCTGTGCTTCTGGCTTTTTTGCCTTTACTGTAAATCCTTTTGCCATATAATTAATTCAAATAATTTTGCGATATAGTACCAATTCAATGATACTCCATTATTTATTTGTTGTCAATAACCTTCACTATCTCAAATTCTTTTAACTGAAATTTAGTAGAAAGACCTGCATGTATCATCTGAGAGATGTCTTGAAGAATTTTCTCAGCATGACTGAGAGATCTTCCTTCATAAAACACTCTGTCTTTTGCAATCACTTTATATTTCATTTTTTACCCCCAAAAAATTTTTTTATATAATGGGACCCAATTATATTTACAATTTCTCTCAGGCACAACAAATAATACTCAATCTCCTCCCTGGGACCAATCACAGTACCATACAGATTCTCATAGATAAACCCTATGGGGGATTTTTTATTGGGAAAAAAATTTTTTAAGAACATGAAATAATTCGCTTGTTTTCAAAGGTTTGTAGGTTAGGGTAGTTTGCTTTTTTTCGAACCGCATAACAAACCCCACAATAATTATAATTAACAATATAACTGTTAATTCACTATAGCATCAATCACATATATTGTCAATACTTATCACTTAACACTGTTTAATACTTATCACAGTGTATCACAGTGTTTATAATATACTAATATTGACTGTTTTTAATATACTAATATTGACTGTTTATAATATACTAATACTCACTGTTTTTAACTATAAGATATTGACTGTTTATAATATACTAATACTCACTGTTTTTAACTGACAGATCCTGTGGAAAACTAGTTTTCCACAGGTAACTAATAGTTTTCCACAGGGTATATATACTTATTGACACTGAGAACACTAATAAACACTGGGGTTTCACTCATAATACACTGTTGCCTGTGGAAAACTATCACTATGCTGGGACTATATCTGCCCCCTGGGACTTGACAAATAAACTGTGCTGTGTTATAATGTGCAGGCCAAGATCACAATAAGATTACACATTTACACACACATACACACATATAATACACTATAATTAAACTAGATAATACACTATAATCAGAAACTACATAATACACTATAATTCAAGGCATTTATACACTATAATCAGAAACTACATAATACACTATAATTACTAATCTTTTCCACAGCTTGTGGAAAACTATAATACATTTATTAATACATTTATATAACATTAATAAATGTATCATTACACACGGAAATCATTCAATCAAACAGTTTAGAAATGGGAATTGAACCGCATAATGATTTAACAACACTCCATCAGGTGTAGATATAATCCCAAGTTCATTCATTAGAATAATAAACTCCTCATA